GTCATATTTTTAGCAATTGTTTGTTTAAGGGGGGGGTAAGTTATGGCCGACGTAAGCGTAACAGCCGGCAACGTGGCGATCAGTGCGGAAGCGACAACAATCCTGACCGTGCAAGCCGGCGAGGCAATCACGCAAGGGCAGCCAGTGTATCGCAGCAGCAGTACAGGCAAGTATCTGCGAGCCGATGCCAACGACACAGCAGCCAAGGCCGAGGCGCTGGGTATCGCATTAACGCCAGCCAGTACCGATGGCTATTTTCTGATCGCAACCGATGGCGAAGTTAACATTGGCGGCACCCTGGTTAAAGGATCGCCCTACTACGTCAGCAACGCAGTTGGCGGAATCGCACCATTTGCCGATTTGACCACAAACGATTACGTCACAATCCTGGGCCATGCTAAGACGACAGCGATTTTGCAGATTAACATCGTCGCGACTGGCATCCAGAAAGCGTAAAAATTTGCAAAAGGTCTATTGTTGTAGCGCAGGTGTTACGATATAAACCCGACATGGACAAGCTATTTTCTACCAAAGAAGTTGCAGCGAGGATCGGTGTTAGCCCAGTGACCGTCAGGCAATGGCTGCTGCGTGGCAAGCTGAAACCTCGGCCAAAGATAATCGGTGGCGGTTATCTATTTACCGAGGCTGACCTACAGCGACTGAGCCAGAGAACTGACAACCGTAGAAAGTAGCTTTTTATTTCTTTGGATTGTAACGATGTTGTTACGAAAGGTTTAACATGCAGGGAATTGTCGAAACATTTGGTAGCCGCGAGGCGTGGGCCGCTAACCGCGCGACCTACATTGGCGGCAGCGATGCTGCTGGGATCATGGGCGCTTGCCCGTATACGTCGGCTATAGAAGTTTATGCCCGTAAGCTAGGACTGCTCGAGCCAGTACAGGCCAGCGAGGCCATGCTGTGGGGTCAAAAGCTGGAGCCAGTGATAGCTACCGAGGTGGCAGATCGCCTGGGCCGGCCTGTAGAGCTGTGGGATCAGTCAGCGATCATTCGGCACCCCGAGCGCAACTGGCAGGGCTGTACGCCCGATGCTTTGCTCGATGATGGTGAGCAGATTGTACAGATCAAGACTACCAGCAACCGCGACGCAGCCGAGGAAGTGCCGCTGAATTACCAGGTGCAGGTACAGCATGAGCTGTGCGTTACAGGTGCCAGCCGAGCCTATTTGGCGATCCTGATTGGTGGCCAGCGTTTGGTCATTCACGAAGTTGAGCCTAACGAGCGTTTCCAGCAATTTATGGTGCAGCGTGAGCAGCTATTCTGGGAAAACCTACTGAATCACCAGCCGCCACCTGTGGACGCCAGCGAGTCGGCCAGGCGAGCTATCGGCACGATGTTTAAGTGGACGCCCGAGGCCATGCCCATGGGTTACGAGCAGGGCATATCTGCCATGGAACTGGATCAGCAGCTAACGCAGATCAAGGATACGCTGAGCGACCTAGAAACCAAAAAGCGTTACCTAGAAAACCAGCTGCTGCAACTGATGGGCGGGGCGGAGCTGGTCGAGCTGCCTAACGGCGTCAAGCTGAGCTACAAGCAGCAGACGCGTAAAAGCTATGTTGTCGAGGAGTCTACTTATCGAGTTTTTCGCAGGAGCCAGCCTAAATGAGTGAACTAATTGAACAACAGCAGACCGAGCCGCTAGAAAGGGCCGAAAGGCAGCTAGCCCATTTGAAAGACGCGTTTGAATTTGCCCAGCGCGAAGCCAAGCTACTAGCCAGTAGCGATTTTGCCCCAAAGGCATTTAAAGGCAACGTGCCAAACTGCGTCATAGCCATGAATTTAGCCCGAAGGTTTGGTTTTGATCCAACTATGGTGATGCAAAACGTGGCCATTATTTACGGCAAGCCAGCATGGGAAGCTAAGTTTTTAATCGCCCTAATCAACAACAGCCGTCAGTTTGAGCGCCTTACCTATGTGTTCAGTGGCACTCGGGGCCAGGATAGTTATGGCTGCCGCGTCGTGACCAAGGATCGAGCTACTGGCGAGCGTATTGAGGGAACCATTGTTGACCTGGCCATGGCTAAGGCTGAGGGCTGGTATCACAAAGAAGGCAGCAAGTGGAAGACCATGCCCGACCAGATGCTGATATACAGATCAGCTAGTTTTTTTGCCCGACAGCATTGCCCCGAGCTGCTGCTGGGGATGCAGGCCGAGGACGAAGTTGTAGACATTGAGCCTGTGCAGGCAGCACCAAAAAGATTGGAGGATTTGATAGATGAGGTGGGTTAAATTTTCAGAACGATTTCCAGGTAGCGAAGATAAGGCTAGTTTGGACATAGACGACGATGTGATTATTAGATCAGACGGCGCGTTCTTAATTCGCAATTTAACTGAACTGCGAGACGTTGTTTCACTAGACGACCATTGGCTAGAGATTGTGAAGGCCGAGCCTGTGAGAGCCTGTGAATCTTGTCGGTTTTATGACGATTTTGAGCCAGGCGTAGGGCAGTGCAGAAAAAACCCGCCAGTGCGTGAGGAAGGTGGCGAGGATGCAGTGTGGCCCTGGGTGGTGCCAACTGATTGGTGCGGCGAGTTTAACCCTAAATAGTGCAACGGGCCTGGTCTGGCCGGCAGGGACTGCCAAACGACTGCGCTAGCCGTGAGTGCGCGTATCGACAGCAGTAACCGCGGCAGGGATTGGTGATGACGCCCTGGCCCCGAGGCGTTATATCGGGGCGTTTTAACATTTTAAAAACTGAGGTACCCAATGTGTGATTATGATTTCCCAGACGGGAGTGATGGCTGTTATCTGCAACAGCCTTACAAATGCGAATTTATGCGACCTGGAGATTTGCTTTACCGGGTAGACTACGATTTTCGCTTGATTGAAGAATATGTGATTTTGGAAGAAACTCAAAACCTGATATTTGGGACATATTTTGTAGCGAAATCGGTTTATTCCGAGGAAAGCACTGTTAAGCCTGACATCCTTCCAGTAGACGACGATGGAGAGTGGTTTTTGACAGCATCGGATGCAGCCCAGCAACTTGCAAAGTATTTGCTGGATATGTGCAAGTCATGTATGGATGATTGCAAACGCATTACTGCTTGCAAAGACAGAAATCAGTTTGAAAGCCTTATTTATCGAGCCAGATAAATAATGTGTTTCGCATTAGTAATTTAATTTTTGTAACAAGGAAGTTTTAACCATGGGCAAGCTAGTGTTAAGCCGCAAGGTACGGGAGCGGATCATTGTCGGGGATCGCATTGCTGTTGAAGTGGTGTCGATTAAAGGCAATACGGTAAGGATCGCTATTGAAGCACCAAAGGAGGTTAAGGTGTTGCGACAGGAGATTGTGAATTTGCAAAGCGACAGTGAAGGTGGTAAAACGGAATAGCCTGACTACCAGCAGGCTATAGTAACAACAACGCGGGAAACCGCTGAACCGTCTGTCTGGGTCTGGTAGCCTGGGCAGGCGGTTTTTTGTTGGAGCCATACAAATGGCATGGATTAAATTTGAGATTTGCACAAGCGATAAGCCGGAGGTGTGGCAGATCGCACAGAGACTGAGTATCGACCCAGATGCTGTAGTTGGAAAGCTACTGAGGGTCTGGGCGTGGTTCGATGAGCAAACGCAGGACGGTAACGCACCGAGCGTTACCAAAGCGTTACTGGATCGCAAATTGAGCGTTACCGGATTTTGCGACGCGATGATTGAAGCCGGCTGGATGATTGAATTAGAAAATCAAATATCTTTGCCAAACTTTGATAGGCATAACGGAAGCACCGCTAAAAAGAGGGCTTTAACCTCAAAAAGAGTGGCCGAACATAAGGCAAGTAACGAAAAGGTAACGCAACAGGTAACGCATGAGAAACGCAAAGGTAACGCACTCAGCGTTAGTGCAGCGTTACCTAGAGAAGAGAAGAGAAGAGAAGATAAGAATAACAATACACCCCCTAAACCCCCTGTGGGGGAAATGGGAGTTCTGTACGAGTTTAGTGAAAGCCTAAACACAGAAGCCTTTCAAGTCGCCTGGAAAGACTGGCTACGCCACAGAGTCGAAATCAAGAAACCACTTAAACCGACATCAGCAACCAGACAACTGGCGCAGCTGGCCAAGCTGGGGCCAGAAGTGGCAACGGAGTGGATTAACTACACTATCGCCAAAGGCTGGCAAGGGCTATCTGCGCCCGATCCAACTTGGCAACGCAGCGTGAGGAAGCATGAATCATTTACCGAGGAGCTAGGTTTCTAATGAATCGCGACGAAACAACCAAACTGATTAACCGAGTTTTTGTCCTGTTTCCAAGTTTTAAAACCTGGTTTGACGAACTGCCCAGCCGCAACGCGACCGGCAAAGCGTGGATGGATGCTCTCGGGGCTGTTGACTACGTTGACGCCTTGGCCGTACTGGATGCCTGGGCAACTGGCAAGCAAAAGCCGCCCGCTGGGTTTGAACGTGACCAGACAATTTACCGACTGGCAGCAAATGCCAGGGAATTAGCAAATTTGCGGCATAGACGCGAGCAAGCAGCCCAGGAGGTGTCAGCAGACGTAAAAGCTCGCAGGGCTGCCTATAAGCCTTTACCGAGGTTTGCTGGCAGCATGAAAGCGGCCTACGATAAAATCCTAACCAGGATTCCGGAGTACAAAGCTGGCCAAATGACAAGCGAGCAGTGGAGTGAATGGTGTTATCAGTGCGCAAAGGAGGTGGAGTGATGAACAAGATTTTAATTGCCCTGGCATTTGTCGTGGGGCTGTTTGCTACCGAATGTTTCGGCCAACAGGCCGGCACAGCCGAAGTGGCTACAGACCAAGCTGCTTATGTTTTTGCAAAACGCGAGGCCGAGCTGCAAGCGGCCAGGGGCGTTGTTGGGCATCTACTAGGCATCGCCCCAGGGTGCAGATTTGCGGGCGTGGGCAGCAGCAATTCGACAGCCAGGCCGAGCCACTGCACTAGCAAAAAGTATCGAATGGTGGCAAGGGCGTTTGCAATTGGAAGAAATGGCAAGGTTTATTGGTCAGCGCATTACAGGTGAAAACATGAATACAAGCAGTAATTTACCAGAGACAAGGGCAGATGGGCGGTGCGTCGATTGCCAGCACAAGCCGGCGGTTACAACTGACAGAAGATTTTGTCTTAAGTGTCTGCGTGTTCGCATAAGAAACGATAATCATATTGATCGCAAAAAACCGTTTTCTGGGGCTATGCGAGGATATAAAGCAAGGTCAACAGATGTTTTAGGCGGCTGCCCAAAGATGCCAGGTGATGAAAGCGACCAGGACTAGAAACATGAAGCTAATTCTACCCTGGCCCCCGTCAAACAATCACTACTGGGGCAGCCGCGACAAATACCGCTACCTGACCGCAAAGGGCAAGCAGTACCGAGTTGATACCCTGCTGGCCGTGTTTGCCTGCAACCGTGGCGCACCCAGGCCGATGACCGGCAAGCTGCGCGTAAGCATCACAGCTAACCCGCCAGATCAGCGAGCGCGCGACCTTGATAACCTACTCAAAGCGCCCCTTGATGCCCTCGCCAAAGCCGGCGTTTACGCAGACGACAAGCAGATAGATGAGCTAACGATTAAGCGCGGCGACGTAATGAAGCTGGGGCAACTGGTGATTGAAATCGAGGTGATAAGTGGCGACGATTGACAAAACCAGTGAGCAATATCAGCGGCATAAAGAGGACATGGCTAGGCGCAGCCGAGAGCGAGCCCAAAGTAGCCGTGAGATAGGGCCGCTGCCAACCGTAGCAGATCCAGCCAGGCGGGCCAGATGCAAAGATAGCCTAAAGCTGTTTTTGGAAACGTACCTTAAAGAGACTTTTAACCTGCCGTGGTCAAACGACCATCTGCGCGCCATAGAGGTGATGCGCGACGTTATTTTGCACGGTGGCCAGTACGCCCTCGCTATGCCCAGGCGGCAGGGCAAGACAACCCTGATTACTGGGGCGACGCTGTGGGCTATCCTGTACGGCCACTGTAAGTTTGTCGTAGTAGTGGCAGCGACTAAGGCCGACAGTATTAAGATCGCCAACAACGTCAAAATAACCATCGAGGCCGATGAGAACCTAAGCGGCGACTTTCCTGAAGCGTGTTACCCCATTCAGCGGCTGGAAGGTATTAACCACAGAACTGGCGGCCAAACCCTCGATGGTGAACAAACCAGAATACGCTGGACTCGGGAGGAGCTGGTATTTCCGACTGTGCCAGGAGCGCCCAGCAGCAGTGCGCGTTTGTATTGCCGATCCATCACAGGCGCAATTCGTGGGCTAAGTGACAAGCTACCTGACGGTACTACGATACGCCCTGAACTGGTGCTGCTCGATGACCCGCAGACCGAACGCAGTGCCAAAAGTGCTCACAGCACAGCTGAGCGAGAACGCACAACAAGCCGTGCGGTTTTGGGACTCGGTGGGGCTAGAAAGCGGCTAGCAGCGTTTGCGGCGGTTACGGTAATTCAGCAAGATGACCTAGCAGCCAGGCTGCTAGATCGCAAGCGAAACCCAGATTGGCGCGGCGATCTAATGAAGCTGGTTTACCGGATGCCAGACAATATGGACTGGTGGCGAGGCTACAGGGACAAACGCAACGAGCTAATCCGGCTAGAGCAGCCGCTAGAGCAGCTGAACGACTACTACCGAGCGAACCGAGAAACAGCCGACGCGGGGTGTCAAGTAGCCTGGGAATATCGGCACGAACCCGACCAAGTAAGCGCGATCCAGTACGCGATGGATTTGTGGGCCAAAGATGAGGACGCTTTTTTAAGTGAATACCAAAACAGCCCGCGTAGTCAGGATGTAGAAAACGCTTTTGCTCTAGTGCCAGCCGACATCGGCAAAAAGCTAAGCGGGATACCGCGGGGATTTGTGCCAGACTGGGCCGAGCAGCTAACCGCATTTTGTGACGTTCAGCAGGATGCCCTGTTTTACCTGGTGGCTGCCTGGGATCAACAATTGCGCGGGCATGTGGTGGACTACGGCAGTTGGCCTGAGCAGGGGCGGCAGTATTTTACTAAGCAGGATATTAGAAAGACGCTGCAAGAGCATTATGGCGTAGCAACGGTACAGCATGGACTGCTGGCAGGTGTTACCGAGATTAGCGAGCGACTGCTGAGCAAGCAGTACGCCTACCAGACCCGCGGCACGACCAGCGTTAACCTACTGCTGATTGATGCTAACTGGCAACCTAGCACTGACATCGTTTATCAGGTAGCCAGAACACTTGGCGCAGGCCGGCTGATGCCCTGGCACGGTAGATACGTTAGCGCGACGACAGCCCCTATTGAAAGCTGGAAACGGGAGCCAAGCGACAAAGTAGGGCCAGGCTGGAAAACGCAGCTGGGCCGGAGAAATCAGCGGCACCTGATTTGCGATGTGAACCAGTGGAAAACCGTAGTTGGCCAGCGAATTAAGACGACCGACGACAAAACAGGGATTACGGTGTTCGGGGATCGCCCAGACACTCACGCCATGCTAGCCGACCATTTGAGCAGCGAGTACGCCATAGACTCTAGCAGCGAGTCAACGGGCCGGCGGGTGCTGGAATGGAAGTTAAGGCCAAACCGCGACAATGAATGGTTTGACGGCCTGGTGGGTTCAGCCGTGGCAGCCAGTTTTCTAGGTGCAGCCCTGCCAGGCCAAACCGTCAAGCAGCACAAGCAAAAAGTGAGCTGGCGTGAGCAGCAGCAAGCTAAGCGGCATACTCGGTAAATAATTTCCAGCCAAGGGACTTGGAAAAATAAAAAGGAGTTTCCATGAGTCAGGGTCTGACCTGCCCAAAGTGCGGCTGCGCTGATTTGCGGGCATGGACAACACGCAACGCAGGTGCCACCAAAAGCCGCGTCAGGATTTGCAGGAATTGCAATCATCGAGTGCTGACAGCGGAAAAAATTTTGGGCAATTTGTCCAGTACTGGACGAAAGCCAAAAGATAAGCCGCCAGGCAATTGACTAGCGCTGTGGCATTCTAAAAACTTGGGGCATGAGCAACCCCAGCGACCTTGAAAACACGATTGAAACCGCAGCAGAGAACCCGCAGTCTGCCAGCGTAGACGGTGTGACCGTTACCCAGCGCAGTTTGTCGGAACTCATCGAAGCCGATAAATATCTACAGGCCAAAAAGGCATCGAGGCGCAAAAATCGAGGGCTGCGTTATACGCGGATAGTGCCGCCAGGTGCCAATTGATAAACCTGTTTCGGCGCCTATTCCCAAAAACCAAAACACGCCTGGTTAGGGTACGAGCGAAGTACGACGCAGCCCAGACCACCTACGACAACCAGCGGCACTGGGCAGCGGCAGACGACCTATCGGCTAAAAGTGCTAACAATGCCCATGTGCGCCGGCAGCTAAGAAAACGCAGCCGCTACGAAATCAGCAACAATTCCTACGCCCGAGGCATTGTTTCTACGCTTGCTAATTACACGATTGGCAGCGGGCCGACCCCTGGAATAACGTACCTGGGCAACATGCTGGAGCGCCAGGACGTCAGCGAACTATCTGCCGTCGTCATGCGGCTATTCCATGAATGGTGGCAGGAGGCCGAGATCCAAAACAAGTTAGCAACTGCTGGCGAAACAGTGCCGCGGGATGGTGAGGCGTTTTTTACTAAGTACACCAGCGCTAACCCGTTTTGGCGTTCACCAGTGCGTCTGAATGTTAGGCTGCTGGAAGCTGACCAGTTTGAAACTGACAATTTGCAGGGCCAACTTGGAAGCGACGAAAGCGGCGTGGAGTTAGACCAAAACGGCGACATCATGGCCTACTACCTGTTGCCATATCACCCAGGCGACACTTTCAGCCCTATTCAGTCAGCCATCAGGATTAGCGCCCGCGATGTGTATCACCTGTATCGAGCAGATCGCCCTGGGCAGCTGCGTGGTATCCCCTGGTTAACGCCCTCGCTAAATATCTTTGCACAACTGCGTAGATTTGTTTTGGCAACGCTGACCGCAGCCGAGACAGCCGCAGACCATGCAGCCGTTTTAGAGCAAATGGCCGGCGCAGATGACGAAGATCAGGCCGAACCGTGGGAAAGGATGGAAATTGAGCGCGGGGCGATGGTAACGCTACCAGCCGGCGCAAAGCTAAGCCAATTTAAGGCTGAACACCCCAACGCGACGTTTGAGCAATTTATTACAAGCATGGTGCGTGAGGCGGCCCGCTGCGTAGATATGCCCGCAGTGCTGGCTATAGACGCCTCGAAATACAACTACGCATCAGGCCGACTAGACCTACAAGCATTCTGGCGAACCCGCGGGGCTGAGCGCGTTTTAATTTACGAGCGACAGTTTTTAGACCCGCTATGGCGCGACTGGCTAGATGAAGCCCTGTTAATACCTGGCTACTTGCCCGACCTGTTTGCCGAGACTGCCTACGACTGGGCGCCACTATGGCGCTGGAGCGAGGCCGAGCATGTGGATAGGGCCAAAGAAGCAGCCGGCCAAGCAGCCGAGCTGGCCAACCATACAACGACCCTGGCCCGAGAGTACGCCAGGCGTGGCCTGGACTGGGAAGATGAGCTAAAGCAGCGAGCGAGGGAATTAGAGTTGATGCGAGAGCTAGGGCTGACCGCAGCCCAAGCACAGCCGCAGCCACAAACCCAGCCGCAGCCGCAGCCCATCGAGCAACCAGAAGAAATAGAAGATAGCCCAGAGGATGAAATCGAGGACGACCTCGAGGACTCGGTAGAGGATAGCCCAGATGAGCAAGTCTGAACGCATTGAATTATCAAGCCAAGCCACGATTGAGCTACAGGCCGACATCGAGGGCGTACCAGCCAGGCCGACTGTGGCTATTAACGCTTACAACGGTGGCCCAGTACGCGTAGGCGGCTATCGGCACCCTGTTGTTATCGACCTGGAAAGCCTACAAACGCCAAGCAGCATACCGCTATTTAGAAACCATGATAGCGACCGCATTATTGGCCATGGATCGCCAACAGTGCTGCCGCCTAACCGCCTGGACATTGGCGGCGTGATTAGCGCCAGCAGCCCAGACGCTGAACAGGTTATCGACCTGGCCAAGGGCGGTTTTCCATGGCAGGCATCGGTGGGCGTAGATGTGATCGCCAAGCCCCAGTTTTTGGCTGATGGCGAAACAACCATGGTAAATGGATCAAAGGTAAATGGCCCCGCATATGTTGTGCGAGGTGGTGAGTTGTACGAGGTAAGTTTTGTGACACTAGGCGCAGACCGCACAACCAAAGCAACGGTGGCCGCGCAAAGAGAGGAAACTGAGAAAATGGAAGATAGAACAGAAAGCACAGACTCGGCAGACGTTCAGGGACTGTTTGACCAGATCAAAATGGAAAAGCAGCGACAGAAAGAGATTGTTGATATTTCCAAGCGATACATTGAACTAGGCTACGACGTCAACACGGTACAGGCAGCCGCAACCCATGCCCTAGACAACAAAACCGACGCACAGCAATTTGAGCTGGGCCTGGTACGCAGCAGCCGCGGCGTGAACATCCGACGCAGCAGCGGCCAAAAGCTGACCGGTGAAGTCATCGAGGCCGGCCTGGCATTGGCAATGGGCAGCGCGTTTGACAGCGAAAAATACTACAAGCCGCAGGCGCTGGAAGCTGCTCGAGAAAACTGGAAACGCGGTTTAACTGTGACCGAGTTTTTGCGCATGGCAGCCCGAAGCAATGGCTGGACGGGTGAAAGCAACAAGGACGTTAAGAGTCTGCTCAGAGCAGCATTTGCCCCAGTCGAGGCCGCCAGCGGTGTTTCGACCTACGACGTATCGGGCATTTTGTCCAACGTCGCTAACAAGATGATTATGGACGCCTTCAACGCAGTCGATAACGCTTGGCGACAGATCGCCCTCATTAGCCCAGTTAGCGACTTCAAGCAGATGGAAACGTATAGCCTAGTAGGCGACGTTGACTATGAAAAACTGGGCCGCGGTGAGCGAATCAAACACGGTACGCTTAACGAGGTGCAGTACACCAACCAGGCCGATACTTATGCCAAGTTTATGGGCATTGACCGACGCGACATTATCAACGACGACATGGGCGCATTTAACCGCGTTCGCCAGCGTTTGGGCCGAGGGGCTGCAACCAAGTTGAACAAAGTGTTCTGGACTGAGTTTATGGACAACTCATCGTTTTTTGCCTCGGGCAACAACAACTTCATCAGCGGCGCGACAACTAACCTTGCAAGTGAAGGTCTGCGCCAGGGTGTTGAAAAGTTTATGAAACAGACTGACCCAGACGGTGAGCCGTTGGGCATCATGCCACGCATTCTGCTAGTACCGCCAGAACTGGACAGCATTGCTCGTGAGTTGTTTGTTTCGACTAACAACAATACCGGCGGAGCTGCAACGACTGAGCGAGTACCAAACGCTAACGTGTTTGCTAACCGATTCATTCCGGTTTCGACGCCATATTTGAGCAACAGCACCTACACAGGCTACAGCACAACTGCCTGGTATCTGCTGGCCAGCCCAGCTGAAATGGCAAGCATTGAGGTCGTTTTCTTAAACGGCGTGGAAACGCCGACCGTGGAAATGGCCGACGCTGATTTTGATTTGCTGGGCATTTCCATGCGAGGCTATCACGACTTTGGTGTTAACCTGATGGAAAAACGAGCTGGGGTTAAGAGCAAAGGCGCAGCATAGTGGACTTACTTGCCAACGGCGCTGAGTGGCTGCGAACGCAGCGGAAAAGCTATCTAGGGCAAACTGTGGTGTATGCCCAGGATGGTGATACCGTCAGCGTTACAGCCACCAGCGCTGAAACCAGGTTTGAGACAGATACCGGCGACGGTGTTCTGTTAACTGGTAGGCAGGTGGATTGGTTGATAGACGTCGCAGATTTAGAGGGAACGCTGGGTGCAGGGACGCGCCCGCTACCTGGCGACAGGATACAGGCCGGCAGCGGCGCATCAGCGATCCAGTACACCGTTGTACAGATCGGTGGTGAGGCTGCTTGGCGCTGGCATGATCGCCAGCAAAAGACATTGAGGATACACAGCATTGAGACAGGAGCCGGCGCGATATGAGCAGCGTCTGGTTTGGCCTGAGAAACAAGATTAAGACACAAATCAACGGTTTGACTGGCTACGAAACCATAGTGGCCAACATTCCGACGATAGACCGCGCCGAACTGACCGCACCTAAGATTTTGGTAACGCCAGCCGACGCAACGATTGGATTTAGAAACCGCAGCAACACACCAAAAACCATGGCCGTGTTTGTTGCGTTTTTTGCGCCACTTGGTACCGATACCGCAACCTGGGACGACGATGCCGAGCTGTGGCTGGGTGATGTAGAGTTGATACAGAAAAACCTGATGGACGACCCGCCCGAGGGCTGGCGAGCTATTGAGGTAGAGTGGCCGGTACCTATCAGTGAGGATAGGTGGCGAAATTACAGCCAGTTTTCAAGTGTGTTACGAGCGAGTTACGAGGAACTAGCATGATCGAGAGTATCGAGGAACTAGAAACGACGCTGACCGCTGGTATCCCCATGAGTGGCGGCCTAATGAACAAATTAGGCGTGATTGACCGCCTACTGGACAAACTGGGCCAGCTAGTGGCGTTCATTGGCGACCTGCCCAAAGAGAAAATCTTAGAGATGCTGGGCCAGGTGTACGACGACTACATTGGGCCACTAGACATCCCAGGTATCCCGAACATTTTGATTGAAGCGCAACTGGATGCCATGCTGCGCGAAGTGTTTTTGGCTATAGCTGCAAGGATTATCGACCGTGTTAATCAGCAATAGCCGCGCCCAACTTATTTTCGATTTGCTAATGTTGACCTCGCTATTGTCGTTTGGTTTAGTGCTAGGCTGCCAGCGCGGCCAGCCGAAGGTAGAAACGACCGCAAGCCGGTTTTTGAAGGATTACGCAATCGGAATGAGCAGCGCGTTTATTCAAGCAGCCGCAGCAGTGGAAAACGGAGCGATTAAAACCGATGCCGAACTGCTAGAGTATTTGCAGCCCGAAACTGCCCAGGCAAGGAAGCAAGCAGCCATTGGCATCGACCAGTACCTAGAAAACAACCTAAGCAATGGCGAGCTAAAGAAATCAGACGTCACCGTACTACGCGACCTCGGGCAGCAGTTTAGGGGTGCGTATGGACGATAACTTTGGCTACCGACTAGACTTGGAAAACCGCGACGCGATCATTGAGCAGTCGCCAGCGTTTTTGCTCAAAATGACAACCGAGCCAGAGCGCGTAGACCCGCGGCCTATTTTGGTTACAGAGGATCAGGGCAGCATGGGCAGCTGCCAGGGCCACAGCCTATCGAGCTGCTTAGAGTGGTGCCACTATCTGGCCACAAAAGGCCATTACTTGCAGCTGAGCCGTCTATTTGCTTACCTGGGATCGCAGCGCCTCGATGGAATCATCGGTGACAATGGCAGCACGTTACACGGTGGCGCTAGGCTAGCCAAAGACTACGGTATTTGCCCAGAAAACATCCTGCCCTACCCAGTGCCAGCGGTTTACCCCCGCGGTGGCTGGCAAAGCATGAGCAGTGCAGCCTGGGACGCAGCGACAAAATTCAAGATCGCCACAGCGCAGTTTATCGAAACCGAGCCACAGGCTAAGACCTGGCTAGCCGCAGGCGCTGGGTTAATCAATATCGGTGTCGCCTGGGGCCAAGCTATGACGCCAGACAGCCGTGGTTGTATTAAGTCATTCAGGCCAGGTGGTGGCGGCCATGCGATTGTACTGGGTGGGTATTTACCAGATGCAGCTGTGGGCGTCAGCAGCGGCGACGGTTATTGGTATTTGCTGCATAACAGCTGGTCAAAACGCTGGGGCATGAGTGGCTGGGCCTATGTGGCCCCTAACGCTGTGCGCCAGATGCTGGAATCAAGATTTACCACTTTCGTTGGCCTAAGTGATATGGTTGACGTCAAGCCACGAGAAATCGACTTTACAGAGGAGAGCGTAGTAGCATGATTACGACCATGATTTTAACCATAGCACTTGCCCAGGATTGCCCAGGCGGCCAGTGTCAGATGCCCAAAAAGCAAGCACCAGCCGCAGCGGTGGTAGTTAGCCACCCAGTGCGTCAGTTGGTTAGCAAGCCAGTTAAGCGAGTGCGTTTGTTTGGCCGTAAGCTGCTGCGTGGCTGCCGATGATTAACCTGAGGCTCGATTTGGCAAAGGTGCAGTTTAACTCGCGGCCTGTGCTGTCAGCCAAGGACAAAGGCACTAGGCGAGCGCTGGTAAAAGCCGGCGCGTTTGTTCGCAGCGATGCCAAGCGAAGCATGAAAAAACGAAAGCGGCCAGCCGAGGAAGGGCAGCCGCCTAGAGAGGTAAAAGGGCAGTTAAAAAAGTTTTTGTTTTTTGTCGTAGACAAAGCCGAGAGCGTGACTATCGGGCCAATCAAGCTAAGCAACACCAAAGCACCTGGAACGCTGGAATACGGCGGGGCCAGAACAACGATGAGAATGGTACGCGGCAGAAAGCAAGCCGTAAAAGCCGACTATAAACCGCACCCCTACATGAACCCAGCCTTAGACAAAAACGCAGCAAAAGTACCTGAGTTATTTAAAAACGCATTTAAGTAAGGATCGCAAAATATGGCAGTGCTAAAAGGCATAGACTGCAAGGTATACCGCAACACGGCTACCTATGGATCGCCAACGTGGGCGCTGGTTAACCCAACGATTGAGGTGACTGTTAACCTAGAAAACAGCACGTTTGATGCATCGAATCGCGACAGCAACTACAGGCTACAGTTGCCAGCGCTGACCGACATCAGCGTAGATTTTCGGTTTCACAAAGACAAAGACGACGCAGATTTTTTGGCACTCGAAACCGCAGCCCAGACCCGAGCGAATTTGGATTTGTTAATTCTTGATGGTCTACAAACGGTAGCCACTAGCGATGGCTGGCGCGTCCTGGGATTCTTTAGCAGCTGGACAGAATCGCAGCCGCTTGAGGATGCCATTACTGTTGACGCTACCTACGTTCCAGCAGCTGTAGCCAACGCTGTGGCCGTAGCAACAGGAACAGCACCACCACCATGATAACTTTTAGCGACGGACAGAAAACCTGGCATCTGCGCTGGACAGTAGGCGTTTGCCGAGACTGCCAGGGGCTATCGTATCTCGATGCTGAAGGCAATGAACAGAGACTAAACCCAGGACTCATTGAAGTATGGTTTCCAGCCCTGTTCACCAACCCTGTGCTGGTCTGCGATTTGGTTTGGGCAGCTGCTCGAAAGCAGCACCTAGACCGCAGCAAAGAGCAACTAGAAGACGTATTAGCCGGCGAAGTTATAGACGCAGCCAGGGAGGCGCTACTCGATGAAATCCTAAATTTTATCAGGAGCCAGGTAAGCCGATACAAAGTGCTGAGCCTGATGAGGAACCAGGCCAGGGTGGCACTAGAGGAAAGTTACGAGGAAATAGCAAACCAATTGACGGGTACAGACTCGCCATTGAATGCGCAGGTGAAATCGGAATCGACCCAACTGACCTGACGCTGGGCGAGCTGCTGCTGATGGTAGGCAGTAGGCGCAAAGCAGAATGGGCCAGGGCCGGTACAATAGCCGCAGCAGTGTACAACGTACACAAACGCAAAGGCGGCAAAACAATTAAGCCGAGCGATTTTTACAAGCCGCTAGGCGAATCAAATGTGAGCTGGAAACAGGCAGTAGAGCAATTTAAGAAAAGGAAACCAAAGCAATGAGTCAGGCCGAAGTAAAGACAGTGACAGACATTTTGCCCTATGTGCCAAGCAGCGCAGCGGCAGCGGGTGACGTAGCCCGAGTTGGAGGTATTTTAGGCGTAGTAGCAACCGACCTTGCAGCGAGTGAGCGTGGATCGCTAGTAGTCAATGGCACAGTCAAGCTGCCAAAGATTACCGGCGCTATTACCCGCGGCGCTAAGGTATTTTGGAATCCTACTGGCGATCCAGTCAGCGGCACAGCCGGCAGCGGCGCGGCAACCGTAACCGAAACCTCGGGCAGTTTTGTCGGCTACTGTGTGGAAAGCGTAGTGAGCGGCGACGCGTCTGTAGTGGTCTATTTGACCGGCTCAGGCGAACAGGGCGTACAGCAAAAGCGCTTCCGAGTCACAACCGCCCAGGTTAACGCAGGGTTTACCTTGTTGCCAGCGATTGCAGGGGTTCAGTATCAGCTAACAGACCTGGCCCTTATTGCGATTGGCGGCAACGCACAAACTGCAACCGGCGTCATGGTACGCGGCACCCAGTCGGCCAGCGTGGTTAAGCTCATGGACGCCAAGGTAGCTGGACTTACCCAGTCTACGCTGTTGCGAATCGGAACGGCCACCAACGGCCTAATCCTGGCCGATGGCGCATCATTTGTGCCAAACGACGCCAATACGGCTATCACTATTATCAAGGATGGTAGCGACCTGGCGACCGCAACGAACATCGACGTACTAATCAGCTACAAGACGGTAATCAGCTAACGCGGGGCCGCTATGGCATCCAAGCAAGGCATTGAAGCAGGGGGCGCATTTGTTCGCATATTTGCGGACGATTCGCCCTTGCGCCGAACACTAAAAGACGCAGCAAACCAAATGAAATCATTTGCGACGCCCCTAGTTGGCGCCTCAAAAATTTTAGGCGGTGGGCTGTTGGCAGCAGGTGCCGCAGCTGTTGCAGCTACTCGCAGTTTCGCTAATTACGGCGATTCGGTAGGTGATGCAGCAGCCAGAACCGGACTATCAGCCGAAACGCTGAGCGAGCTGGGTTACGCGGCCAAGCTGTCCGGTTCGGATATGGCAACGCTGGAAGCCGGATTTAAGACGTTTACCAAAGGACTGGTAAGCGGTGGCAATGTCAAAGCGCTCGAAACACTAGGGCTAGACGCTGCGACCCTCAAAGCGCAGTCACCAGACCAGCAACTACAGTCAATTATGACCGCGTTTCAGGGTATTCAAAACCCGACGCAAAAAGCTGGTTTGGCTATGCAGGTTTTTGGTAAAGCCGGCGCCCAAATGATACCGCTATTGTCAGCCAGTAGCGAGGAGCTGGCCGGAATGCGGGATGAGGCCAAAAAATTTGGCATGAGTCTTTCAGCCGACCAGGTAGACTCGGCAGCCAAGTTTAACGACGCCATAGACAAGATGGGTATGGCACTACAGGGAGTCGCTAACACCATTGGCGCAGCCTTAGCCCCGCTTCTTACCTGGATGGCAGATTCTGTACTAATTGCAGCCGAAAGTTTTATTGCCTGGCTAAAAGAGATTACTAAGTTTGTTGGGTCATCCGAAACAGCATTTGCTACGCTCAAGATGGCCTGGGCCGCTACGACCGAATTTTTTGGTAACGCATTTAGCTACGCGGTGCAGGGAATATCGTCAGCCTTGGTAGTAATGCAAACCACGATCGAGGGCGTATTTGATACAGTAGCGACAAATATACAAATCGTCTGGGCTAAAGCCATGCAAGCCATGACTGGCGCGACGTTCAGCATGGTACAGAAAATAAGCAAACCGCTGGCCGATGTGCTGCGAGGAGCAGGGTTAGACAGTGCAGCGAATTTTATTCAGGGGGCAGCGACTGGCATTGGCGTAGGCGCCCCCATGATCGCAGCCGAGCAAAGCAAAGAGTCAGCCAAGTTAGGTACTGAGCTAGAAAAGCGTAGGCAGCAGCGTGAGCTAGACCAGGCCGCCATGCTGGCGAACATTCAAGAGGACGCAGCCAGGGCGCGATCGCAGCGAACCCAGGCCGTGGTAGATGCCCAAACCAAGTTAGCCGAGTCTATGGCTGCTGACCAAAAGCGAGCCAGCGAGGAAGCGGCCAAGCGGGCCGAGCGAGCGCAGTTAGAGGCAGGTGTAGCCTTTGCGGGTGCAGGTGGTGGCATGGAAACCGCTGGGACGTTTGCAGCACAGGCCATTGCAGGACTCGGGGCGCAGAGCCTTCAGCAGGACATGCTAAACGCCCTGAATAAAGTGGCTGCTAATACCGGCGCCATTGTAGACGAAGTTGCCAATGGGGGTCTGCAATGACGATAAGCGTTATAGAGCATTCACCAGAAAGCCGCAGCGGTGACGCATCGAGGGACGGCAAGGACAGCCGCGCCGAGCTGGTGTACATTGTCAGTGGTACTGCCATTTTAGGCGTCGCACTCGACGCAGCTGACGACGTAGCCCCAGCGACGTTCCAGGGCTGCGTTAAGCGTGGTCTGGCCTACGAGGCGATGAGCAATGACGCCTGGAAAATACGCGTTAGGTACGACAAAGCCAGGCGTTTGCTTGTCAATGAGTACGAGTACGAGTTTGACATTGGCACCCAGAACCAAAACATTACGCAGAGCAAGCAGACGACCAGGTACAGAATACCTAACAGCGGCACAACCCAGGCACCAAACTTTCAAGGTGCAATTAACGTGCAGGATGGCCGAGTTAACGGCGTCGATGTGCTGCTGCCTACGTTTAGTTGGTCTGAGACTTTTATTTTTCCAGCTAACGTAGTAACCGAAACCTACAAGAACACCCTGTACAACCTAACCGGCACCAAAAACAACGCGACGTTTAGGCAAAAAGCAGCCGGTGAGGTGCTATTTGTGGGCGCCCGAGGCCGGCTACGCAACGAAGATGAGTTTTCTCTACAGTTTTCATTTGTGGCCTCGCCCAACGTGGCTAACCTTAATGTGAATGGCATGTTCATTAACAAAAAAGGCCACGACTTCGTTTGGTTTTTGTACGCTGACCAAGACGACAGCACAGGCCAGGCCATCGTCAAGCGGCCAGTGTGCGCCTACGTCGAAAAAGTTTACGAGGATGCCGATTTCTCGCTACTGGGGATCGGCCAATGACTATTTTCCTAACAGGGCAAAACCTAACCCGAAACCTCACAGCCAAAGACGCTAACCGGATGCTAAAAGTGGCGCAGGAAGCCGAGGCCGGCGCTGGCAACTTGACAACCAAGCAGATCAGGAACGCCTGGGAATCGAACCAAATTCTGGTTAGAAATGACTGGGGCCACAGGTTACCAGCCTTTTCAGCTGTTGGTATTGGCCCATCCAGCTATGCCTATGACATTATAAACATTCCCAGGCGAGACAAGCAGCAAGCAATTGTCTATTCTGCCCAAAAGCTGCGAATCAAAAAGCACTGGTTTAGGCATGGTGTTATTCAGCAACGAGCCGCAGCCGGCGAAATTGTGCCATGTGCCATTGATGGCGTAACCTTTGCGCTAACAACTTACACAGCCATTGATACCACTTACCCATATTTGGGCGTTAAGTTGGCATTGATGGATGTTGGTGAGGTGTCGCCAGATGAATTGGTCGGATATTACAAGCGGCAGCGTGAGCTAAATGTGTACTACGGCCATGCCGAGCTGCTGAGGTCTAGCGCGCAGGTAGTGCCAGAACGTAATAGGTCGCTAATTCGATTAAACCAAAGAAATACAGTTTGGCGAGCGATTTTAACCAACCGCGTGGACTCAACAGAATTTGATGGCTACCTAACCATTTATGGCAGCAGCAGCCGCGGCCAACTAAAGGTTTATGACCCGTTTAGCCTTATGCCAGGTACAAGCGACGTACCAACTGGCAGTTGTAATATCGTGTGTGGTATTGAAATTACGCAAGGGCTGTTAGACCCAACGAGCGAGCAGACCAATTTGCCTGACATTATTGGATATATTGTATCACTAAACCGCGGCACAACCGTTATTAACTTACAGACCGTCAGTGAACCGCCATAAGGTGCCAAAATATGCAAGAGAATTTGACGTTGTTAGGGACGCTGTTAACTGGCATGACCGCTATGGGCGGCGCTGTTGGGATGCTGTGGCGGCACGTTGAAAAGCTGCACAGTGAAGCCATGGCCAGGATGGATAAAACAACCGAGCGCATCGAGCATGAGCTGAAAGACTGCCAGGCCGACCGCGTTAAACTTTGGGAGCATATCACAAAAACGCAGGAGAATAACTAAGTGAACCTGCAACCGCTGGTGGATGAGCTGCGTAAGCCGCAGTATCAAAGCATGACCGACGCCGAAGCGGCAGCGGCTATCAACGCCAAAGCAGTGGCGATCAGGCAGCTGGTGCCGAACTGGAAGATCAAACAGACAGCTATTTTGTCTGGCTACTGGGCCGCAGTTAAAGCTGGCCAGTTATCTGCCAACACGATTGCAGCTGGACTATGCGTCAGCGTCATTGACTGGGTGACAGACCCAAAGATTGAAAGCACAGACATGGACATACCAGGCGTTCAACAGATGATAGACGGCCTGCTTACCTTTGGGTTCATCACGACTACACAGGCTAACGACCTTGATGCACTCGCAGATGCAACGGTTAACTGGACATCTCAAAACGGTCTGCCAGAAGTCGGCATTGGCCTAGTCCAAAACGCGCGTAAAGAAATTGAGGAGTCGATCTAGTGCCAAACAACGTCCTTGTAAAATACGGATCAAAGCAAACCATCACGGCAGCGGTGGCCAGTCTCGCTAGCGACACAAACCTACTGGCCGGTATCGAGTCGAGCGTGATCGACAATACGACCGACGGTTTTTGGGACATCATTGTGTCCGGCAAAGTGACCACTGGCACCTCGCCCACAGCAAGTAGGCAAATTGAAGTTTGGGCCATTGCCTGGGATGGCGCGAATTATCCTGACACCATGGATGGCACGTCCAGTAGTGAGACCATCACTTCCGCCGACATAAAAAATAGCATCTGCAAGTACATAGCCACCATGTCCACGAACAACACCAGCGACCGTCCTTACCATTTCACAGGCGTCAGTTTGCGTGGCGCGTTCGGCAACTGCCTGCCAAGCAAAGTGGTTTTATTCATCGTGCATAATACTGGGGTGGCACTTAACGCGACCGCTGGCAACCACGAATTTAGTTACTATGGCGAGTACCCACAGATACAATGACCGCAAGTTTAAGACAAAACTTAGTTGGTGCGTGGTGCCCATCACTTGGCGCAAGTGGCTACCGTTTAATTGACCGCAGCGGTTACGGCAATCATGGCGTGCTTACCAATATGGATGCAGGAACGGATTGGGTGGTTAGCAATGGCAATATAGCGTTAGACTTTGATGGGACGGATGATTTTGTTGATCTCGGTGGCTCACAGATTCCCTTGGCGGGTTTGCAGCGTATTTCTTTTTCAGCGTGGGTGTATGTAACCAGCCTAAGCAATCGCATTATGCCAATCGGAAGGTATGTCAACAACACTTCCTTAGGTGCTAATAGACGAGGCGATGGTTTTTTCACAGTTAACTACACAACTCCTGGTCAAGTTTATCTTGGTATTCAAGCTGCGACAGCAGGAGGCACAGATTACATTGAATACTATTCGACGCAGACAATCACAGCCAATGCTTGGAATCATATTGCAGCGGCAGTGTTTATAAACGGCAATAGTAGTTCTGGTAACATCTGGATCAACGGAAAGTTGGCAACTACAAACATTGTCTACTCTGGCACTCCTCCAACATCGTATCCAAGCAACGTAGCTACTGGCATTTATACGATCAACAGATTCATTCCAGGCAGCGGAACTCCTGTATATCTTGGTGGTCGAGTTGACGATGTGCGGTTATATAATCGAAACTTGACTAGCTCAGAAGTTCAACTCCTTGCCAGCAAGCGTGGCATCGGCCTACAACCACGACCCAAGCAATTCACCTACTACCAATTCCCAAGCGGCAGCAAACGCCGACGAATCTTAACGGGGATGACCTAATGCAACTTTTGAAACAATCCACGACCGCAACCGTTACAGTCGGGCCAGTGCTTGATGCCGATGGTGTTGCAGTGACAACGGCGGTGCTAGCCGATTTCTCAATTGCCAAGAATGGTTCGGTGGCAACGCTCACCGGAGCAACAGTAACGCATAGCACAAATGGTTACTACACAGTTGCACTGACAACGGGCAATGTTAATACATTAGGTAGACTCGACATCATCGTGAATAACTCCGCGATGAGCATGAGTAATCATCGGTACGATGTTTTACCATCCGGCACCTACGAAGAATTGATGACCACCGGTATTGCGGATGCTGTTTGGGATGAAGATTACGCAAGTCATAATACCGCTGGCTCGTTCGGCAAATTACTCAATACAATCCGCAAAGCAAACTTGGCAATCGAAGGTGTAGTATCAAACGCTATTACACCAACCACACTGACGTTCGCTAGCGATGTGGTGGCAACGACCTCGGCCTATGCTCATGCTGTTTTGCTATTCGTTAGCGGGCCGCTTACCGGAGAGAATAGCCCGATTATTAGTTACACTTCGACCAACGGCGTATTCCTCTTAGAGGAGGCATTGACCGCAGCACCGAGCAACGGTGATGAGTTTGTTGTGATTAGTGGAAGTCACGTCCATGCAATTGCGGATATACAGGCAGGGCTTGCAACGACAACGCAGCTAACGACCGTTGAAGGCAAGATCGACACGCTGGATAATTACGTTGATACCGAAGTTGCGGCGATCAAGGCAGTGACCGACAAGCTGGACACAACGGTTGTGCTAGATGGTGCGGTCTACCAGTTTACGGCGAACGCGCTGGAGCTGGGGCCATCTGGATCAACTAGCATTACTGTCAGCCCATTATCAGCCCAGGCACCAGAGCGAGTAGTAGGCACGACGATTGACATCGCAGTTGGGGATCGCAGCCCAGTCAGTGTAGATGTGTTCGATTCGAACGATGCAGCCGTTGACCTATCAGCCCAGGGTAATCTAGAGGTGTGTATTGAGAGCAGGAACAATACGGACCTGCAAGTTGTGGCCCATGCGAGCATAACAATAGGCGGCACAGGTAATAGGCGAGCGACCTGGACACCTAACGCAGCTGCTGTAGCAACCGTTGATAAGCATCGCTGGAGCCTGCGCACAGAGAGCGCAAAGAAGGTGTTAGCCTACGGGCCATGGGTAGTGTCCAGAGTGGCCCTGAAGGACGCCTAGGGGGCCTAAAAGGTACTCCGGCGGGCAAGGTCAACGGAAGCG